GGAGGTACGCAAGCAGGCCGAGAAGGCGATGCGGATGCCGAGCTTCGAATCGGCGTTCCGCAACCTGCACCTGAACCAGCGGGTGTCGGCGTTGTCGCAGCTCTTCTCGCTCTCGACATGGGAAGCGAACGGCGCCGCGCCTGACATGGACGTGTTCGGCACCAGCCCGGTTTATGCCGGCCTCGATCTGTCGTCCCGACAGGATCTGACGGCGCTGGTGCTGCTCGCCGAGGGGCCGGAGGGTGTCTGGAATGTCTGGCCGCACTTCTGGACGCCGGCCGACACACTGCGCGACCGTGCTCAACGCGACCGGGCACCCTATGACGTTTGGGTGAAGAATGGGTTGATGACCGCGGTGCCGGGCGTCTCGATCGATTACGGTTATGTGGCGCAGCGGTTCGCCGAGCTGAAGCGCCGCTGCAACATCCGCTCGGTGCAATTCGATCGTTGGCGGATCGAGGAACTGCGCGCCAGCCTGACGACGCTTGGTGTCAGTGCGCCGCTGGAGGAATGCGGCCAGGGCTACCGCGACATGGCGCCGGCATTGGATGCACTGGAGACGGTGGCATTGCAGCACCGGCTGCGGCATGGGATGCATCCGGTGATGACGATGTGCGCCGCCAACGCCACCGTCGTCACCGACCCGGCCGGCAACAGGAAGTTGGAGAAAGCGAAGTCCAGCGGGCGCATCGACGGGATGCAGGCCTTGGCGATGGCGATCAAGGGCGCCACGACCAACGCCACCTCGCCGGTCAACGTTCGGGCACTGATAGGCTGACGACATGATCCGCATCAAACAGACTGCGGCGCCGCCGCCAAACGGCGACCCGCTCGAATTTGTCATGTCCGATGGCAGCGTTGACCGGATGGGCGATGTGATCGAGCCCGATGGTTGGCGGCTCGACAGTTTCCGCAAGAACCCGGTGGCGCTGTTTAGTCACGATGCGCGCTTTCCGATCGGCAAATGGGCCGATGTCGCGGTGCGCGACGGTCAGATGACCGGGCGCCTCGAACTCATGGATCCGGTATCGGATCGCCAGCGCGAAATCCGCGCCGCGGTCGATGCGGGCGTGCTGCGTGCGGTGTCGGTCGGGTTTCATGCACACAAGATGGAACCGCTTGAGGGCTCGACGATCGGCGGATTGCATTTCATCGAGCAGGAGCTCGTCGAGTGCTCGCTGGTCAGCGTGCCGGCGAATGCAAATGCCTTGGCCGTCGCCAAGGAATTAGGAATATCCCGCGAGGGGCAGCGACTGATTTTCGGCGTGCCAGCCGAACGCGATCAGGCGCTGCAGCCGCGTGGGCTCATCGGCGTGCCAGCCGGGTCAGATAACCTCATCCGAAGGCAGCAACCGATGAACCAGCTTAGTGAGAAGATTCAGGGCGCGCAGAACGACGTTGTAGCGATGCGCGATCAATTGAGTGTTCTGATCGAAGCCGATGACCTGGCCAGATCGGCCGAGCTCACCGACAAGATCGAGCAGGTGCAGGCCCAGATCACCGTATGGGAGCGCGCCGAACGGGCGCTCGGCAATGCGAGCGAGCCCGTCACCGTACCCGCCTCGCGCACGACGATCATGCCGCCGGCACCGAGCTCAACACCGAGAGCGTGGGCCATGCCGAAAAAGAAAGAGGAGGACAAGGGATATCTCTACCTGCGTCATATGGTCATCAAAGCGTTAGCCAAGGCCGAGCATAAGAATGATCTCGTGGTGATGCAGGAGCGGTACGGCCATTACGGCGATCTAGAGGCCATCAGAGGCGTGCACGATTGGTTTACGCGGGCCGCGAGCGCACCGGCGACAATGACGACGACGGGCTGGGCGGCTGAACTCGCGCGGGTCCAGTACGGCGAATTCTTCGATATCCTGCTGCCGGCTGGCATATACGCGCCGCTTTCGGCCAAAGGTTTCCGCGCCACCCTCGGAACCGCGGCCACTCTGTCGATGCCGACGCGCTCGACAACGCCGCAAGTGTCGGGCTCGTTCATCGCCGAGGGCGCGCCGATCCCAGTGCGTCAGGCGGCGTTCTTGCCGGTCACGATCGGCCTCAAAAAGATGGGCATCATCGTCTCGTACACGCGGGAGATCGCCGAGCACTCGACGCCGCAGATCGAACAGCTATTGCGGCAACTGATCGTCGAGGACACGCAGGTCGCGGTCGACTCGACCTTGATTGACGCCACCGCCGCCAGCGCGATCCGGCCTGCCGGGCTGCGCAGCGGCGTGGCCGGGCTAACGCCAACCGCGGGCGGCGGCTTTACCGCACTGCTCGGAGACATCAAGCAGTTGATCGCCGTGCTCTCGGCGGCCAATGCGCTCGTGATGCCGGTATGGATCATGAACCCGCAGCAGGCGATCTCGATTTCGCTGACGATGAATGCCGGCGGGTTTTTCCCGTTCAAGCAGGAAATCGATAACAACCAGTTGCAGGGCTACCCGGTCATTCTGTCGAACACGATGCCGCTCGGCACGGTGCTGATCATGAACGCCGACGACTTTATGTCGGTGACCGGCGACGAGCCGCGGTTCGATGTGTCCGATCAGGCGACTTTGCACTTTGAGGATACGACGCCTTTGCAACTCGCCACCGGGGCGCAGGGCTCGGCTGTCGTGGCGACGCCGCAGCGCAGCATGTTCCAGACCGACAGCATCGCCTTGCGCATGGTGCTGCCGATGAACTGGGCGATGCGGCGGACGGGCGTCATCGCCTGGGTTGCGGGCGTCACTTGGTAGGACCGAGGCGTTATAGCTGGCGTATTCCGGCGCGGTGGTTGCTGCGCCGGCTCGTCACCAAACAGGAGGGCGAATCAGATGGCGACCGAGGAAGAATACCGGGCCGACCAGGCCGCGCGGCAAAAGCTGACCGAACAGACGCTCAAAGTGACCGAAAGCGTCCCGACGCCGACGCAGGAGGAACTAGACATGATGCGTCTCGGCCTCATGCACCCGGACGACGTGGCCGTTCCGGACAATGAGGAAATGCCGCCGGTCGCGGTGCAACAGGCGTTGTTGCAAAAAGCGCAGCCGGCGCCCAGCCAAAGACCGCCGCGACCAGGCAGCGGCGGCTCGGCACCGGCGGTTCCGGGTGCGCCAACTAATCGCGACGTTCCGCATGTCACCGGCAACGGCGCGGTCGGCGAAACCCTGAACTGCACGATGGGCAACTGGAACGGCGAGCCCACGAGTTATGCCTACGCTTGGAAGCGTGACGGCACGGCCGACATCGCTACCGGCGCGAATTACGTCGTCGTCGCGGAGGACAGCGGGCATAGCCTGACCTGCGTCGTCACCGCGACCAATGCCGCCGGATCGACCGCCGCGCCGCCGTCGAATGTGGTTGCGGTGAATGGCGCTGCGCGCCGAGCACCGGCGCGATAAAAGCCAGTGGCGGAATTAACCGCTCTTGTTGCGCGGGTGGTCGATGCGGTCAGCCGCGTCTTTCGCCCGCGCACCAAAATGGCATTCGGCGACGGCTTTATGCTGCCGCTGGGCGGCGGGTTTATTCCCGGTGATTGGCCGACCAATTTCTGGCAACTCGGCTATAACCCGCTCCAGGTCGGCGGCGGCGCGATCGTCTACTCCTGCATCGCCGCCTATGCGCAGACGACGGCGATGTGCCCCGGCACGCATTGGCGCAGCACCAACGACGGCGGGCGCGAGCGGGTCAGCAATTCGGCACTGTCGCGCATCCTAAAAGCGCCGAACAGCTACCAGTCGAACTCGGATTTTCTGCTGAACCTGACCGGGGCGCTTTACGAGAACGGCAACGCCTATGCGCTGGCGATCCGCAACAACCGCTACGAGATTGCCGAGCTGCATCTGATGGATTCGCGGATCTCGGCGCCGCGGATCGCGGTCACCGGGGATATTTTCTATCACTTGGCCGGCAACCCGGTCATCGACAACAGCATCCCGCGGGAAATGCTGGGAGCGGTGCCGGCCCGCGACGTGCTGCACGTTCGGCTCAACACGCACAACAACCCGTCTCGGCCGCTGATCGGTGAGCCGCCGCTGACCAGCGCGCTACTCGACATCGCGGCATCGAACAACATGGTGCAGCAGGCGCTCTCGTACACTTCGAACCAGGCGCGCCCGAGCGGCGTCTTGATGACCGATCTCCTGTTAAGCGAAGAGGAGACCAGGGCGGCGCGTGCCCGATGGGACGAGGTCACCAAAGGCTCGGGCGCCGGTGGCACGCCGATCCTGACGAACGGCCTCAAATGGCAGCAGACCTCGACCAGCAGCCGGGATGCGCAACTGGCCGAGATGCTGCAAATCACCGATGGGCGCATCGCCTCGGTCTACCGGATGCCGCTGGAGCTGCTGAGCCTGTTCACCGCGGGCGCGCCACCGAAGGCGGCCTCGACCGAAAACTTGATGCGCTTCTGGATCGCGAGCGGCCTGGGATTCTGCCTCAATCACATCGAGGAAGCGCTCGGCCGGTTTTTCCAACTCGGCGGCTGGCCCGACGAATATGTCGAGTTCGACACCGCAGCGCTCGAGCGATCCAACCTGAAAGATCGGATCGCCGCTCTCGCGCAGGGCGTCCAGGGCGGAATCTTTTCGCCCAACGAAGCCCGCCGCCTCGAAGACCTCCCGGCGGCCGAGGACGGAGACGAACCGCGCGTGCAGCAGCAGGTCGTGCCGCTATCCGCATGGTCTAACCCGCCGCCGTCAACCCCGGCGCCCGGCGCGCCGCCATCCTCGCCGCCGAGCGATGCCGCCGAGACTTCGCCGTCATCACCTTCCGGGAATGTCCCGAATGCCAATCAGCTCGCCGACAGCATCACCCGAGCCGCTGCCCGATACGCTGCGTGACGGCTGGGCCGATGCGCTCGGCCGCGTGCTGGCAAGCGAGCGCCGGGAATGGCAACGCGAGCGCGAGCTCGCCACCGCGGAACACCGCCGCATCGTCGCCGAGCTGCAAGCCGAGGTGTCCAGCGCCAAGCTGAAACTCTACGAGATGGTCGTCGAAAGGCTGACGGAATTACAGGATGGCCCGCCAGGCCCGCAGGGAAGCCCAGGAGAGAGGGGAGAGCCGGGGGAGGCTATCATCGGTCCTCCCGGCGAACAGGGGCCTCCTGGGCCTTCTGGCGCCACTGGAGAAGCAGGCCCGCCGGGCGAGGTTCCCTATGTCGGCGAGGTGTGCGGGCTCTACGATCGGACCCAGACCTATCAGAAGTTCGACTTGGTCACCTTCCACGGCTCGGAATGGCGGGCGAGGTGCGACAATCCGGGTCCGCTGCCGGGCGACGGCTGGGCTCTGTCGGGGCAAGTCGGCAACCGCGGCAGGACCGGCGAGAAGGGCGAGCGTGGCCCGCCCGGACCGCCCGGCCCGACGATCGCCGAGTGGGCGATCGAGGAATACCGTGCCGCCCCGATCATGAGCGACGGCTCGACCGGCGCGGTGCTCGATGTCCGAGCCTTCTTCGATCTCTTCCACGCCGAAGCCTCGCACACCAGGCGACGATGAGACCGCTATTCACCACCGTCGTCACTCCCGCAACGGACCGCACGGTCGTGACGCTCGATGATCTGCGCGAGCAATTGCGGATAAAGCCGTCCGATACCGCTAACGACGCCTGGTTGACGAAAGTCATCGCCCGCTGCTCGCGGCAAGCCGAGCGCTATTGCAACCGGGTGTTTGTGTTGCAGGGCTATAGCGACACATTCACGGGCAACGCCACCGCGGAGAACGGCGAGCCGCTGATCTTGTCGCAGGCCCCGGTCGATCCGGCGACCTTTAGCATCACAATCGACGATGCGGCGCTCGTGAGCACCGATTACGGGCTCGATCAATATGCCGGCCTGGTCTACCGCGTCACCGACCCGACGCGGTGGACGAGTAGTGTGTCGCTCGTGGTTCAGTATACCGCCGGGTACGACCCGATTCCTGACGACGTGCAGCAGGCGGTGCTCGATCTGTGCACGATGGATAATTCCGGGCGAGGGCGCGACCCGATGCTCCGCGCCTCGGAATTGCCGGGGCTGGGCCGGCAGGAATATTGGGTCGGCGGCCTGCCGGGCGGCGCCACGATCCCGCAGGATATCGCCGGCCTGCTCAACCCTTATCGCCGCGGTCTGATCGGATGATCGCTGCGCCGCTGATCACGCCGCGCTACACGGTCGACGTCGACGACCGCTACCTAACGCTGCACCTCGACCAGTTGCCAATGGCGCTTCGGTCCAAGCTGCGCCCGGTGATCACGAAGCTGACGAATGAGCTCCTGGGGCGGGTGCGATCGCTGGAGCCGCGGCACACCGGCTTGCTGCAGAGCCTGACGCGGTCGTATGTCGACGAAACCGAGGATTATGTGCGGGGCCGGGTGCGAATTCTGGCGCCGAGCGGCCAGGCGCACAACATCGCCGCGGCGGCGCTCGAATACGGCGCGCACAAATTGTTCATCGTCAGCGCGCACCGGCGGCGAACCATCGCGGTCAGAGCCTATGAGCGGCACGCGCGCATCACCGCCCGCCGCTTCCTGCGCGATCCGGCCGGGGCGATGCGCGAGCGGGCGCTGGGCGAAATCAGGACAGCGGTCGACGAGGCGATTCAGAGCATCCAATGAACCGCGAAATCATCATGAGCGCGCTGTTCAATAAGCTCACCTCGCCGCCGTTGGTGTTTAACTTTACCGCCGACACCACGACCGGCGATGTGACCCTCGCCAATGTCAGCGACACCACCGGCCTGATGGTCGGGATGCCGGTGATGGGCGACGGGCTCGCGGGCGACGTGACGATCGCCACGATCACCCCGGCGGTGACGGTGTCGCTGCCGGCGATCGCCGATCGCAGCGCATCGCCGATGACGCAAGGGTTCCAGACGGCATCGCGGCGGCTGGCCGATGCCAGCGCAGAGCAGGATATGCCGTCGCTCTATCTGGTCGAGCATTCCGAAATGCACCAGCCGCGCGGCAAGACCGAGCCGGCGCTTGTCGAGATAAACTGTGAAGTGTGGATCTATACCCGAGCCGGCGCCGATCAGAACGCCATCCCGGTTTCAACGCTGAACACGCTGATCGACGGCATCGAGCGGGCGCTTTATCCGACGCCTACAGGTTTTTGGCAGAACCTCGGCCTTCGCGGCGTCTCCTATTGCCGGATCGAAGGCGAAATCCAAAAAGACCCAGGGCACAACGGGCAGCTCGCGGGCGCCATCATTCCCATAAAGCTAGTCGTCAGCCAGACCGAAAACACCGTGGTCATGAGTTAGGAGCCCAATCATGTCGGACGACATCAGAGACGGCGTCACCCCGCAGGTCGCCACGCCGGGCACATTTAACCTCCTGAAGGCCGACCAGCTTCAAGGCAAAGTGAAATTTGTCGGCGGCAATGCCATCGGCCCGCAGATCACGATGGAATTTACCAACGTGATGTTTCGCCCGGCCAACGTGGCGCACGGTCTCATTCAAGACGAGTGGGGGATGCTTCAGATAACGGCTGAAGTGCTGGTCGATGCGACCGGGATCTTCGGGACGGTGACCCATCCCGATACAACGCTGACGAGCCCTCTGACCTCGCTGTATTACGTCGGCAAAGGCATCGTCTCGGTGCAGATCCTGCAAGGGATCACGCCGCCCGACAGTGCATACCGCGACATCGGCAACGTGCCCGTGTTTGAATTCACGCCGAACATCACGGTGCTGACTCACTACACGTCGCGGCTCGGCGTGCGCTCAAAGGATCTGGAAGTAATCCACGAGAAGCAAGCCACGCTCAACATGCATCTCGACGAGTGGAGCTACAAAAATCTGCAACTGGCATTCCTGGGCGCGCCCTGATGGTGTCACTCGTCGACATCGTGCCGCAGACGCGCGTGGTTCAGATAGCCGGCGGCGATCTCACATTGCACGGCCTCGGGTTGCGCCAGATCGCCGAACTGCTGCTGCGCTTTCCGCATCTGCGCAACCTGTTGGTCGCCAACGCACCGGAGCTCTCGCCGGAAACCCTGCTGATCACCGCGCCGGATGCGATCGGCGCCATCATCGCCGAGGCGGCGCACCAGCCCGAGGCGACCGACACAATCGCCGATAGTCTCGCGATCGACGACATCGTCGAATGCCTTCTCGCAGTGTGCGACCTGACGCTGCCGAACGGCCCCGTCCCTTTTATCGAACGGCTGACGAAACTCCTCGGCGGCGGCGTCGGCCTCTCTGGCAAGGCTCCGGCTACGAGCTCGCCGCCGCTGCCGAACGGCTCATTGCTGCCGGACACAATCCCGGCGACGTGATGAATTACACGCCGCGGCAGTTGCAAGCGTTCCTCGTCATTGCCGAGCATCGCCACCGCGAGGAGCTGCGGCTGCAACTCTTTGTCGGAACGCTCGCCGCCCGTGGCGAGGAACGGGCTGTTCGCGAGCAGATGAAGGAATGGGACGGTGCCTGACAATCTAGTCACCGCAATTACCATCGACCGAGCCAAGCTGCGCGCTGATGTGGCTTTTGCCAAAGAGGAACTGCGCCAGGTCACTCAGGCAGTCAAGGACGCCGCGAAGGCCGGTGACGTTGCCGGAGTGCAAACCGGCTCCGTGCGACAGGAGGAGCTGACCCAGCAGATAGTTAAGACGAATCAGCAGCTTCGAACCAATACCGCACTAACAAAAGAAAACACGGTAGCCAATAAGGAGGCGGCACTCACTGCTCAGCAATTCGGTATCGAACTCACTCATCTCGCGCACGCCGCGGGCCTTCCTACAGAAGGATTAAGGGCGCTTCGGCTCGGTTTCGCCGCGCTGGCCGGCGTGGAGCTGATCCGTGGGCTCACCGCCGCCAGCAGCAAGATATCCGATCTCATTGCGCTGTCGCGGGAGACGCGGTTTGATCCGAATACAATCACAGCATTCTCGCTGGCGCTGGAGCGGGCCGGCGGCAAGGCAGAAGATGCCAAAATAGCCGTCAAGAGCTTCGGCGACGCCATTCTCGCACAGCAAAAGCAAGTTGATGCGATCCAGCGCCAAGCGGGGGGGATTTTCTCGCAGACCCTTGCAGGCGGCGGGACCCATTCCCAAGCCACCGAGGCGCTCAATAAGGCGATGACGGAGGCGTATCGCACCTCCGGTATTCTCGACAGCTCGCTCGCGCGGCTCGGCGTGACGGCAGGCCGCTTTGCCGGCAATGCGGACGGTATGCGACAGGCTCTGCAAACCGCCGCGACAGAGTTGGTTAAGCTCAATCAGAGTGCGTCGGAAGAAGCCGACATCCTCAGCCGGGACGTATTCAAAAAGCCTTACGCCGACCTGGCGCCGGCCTTGGAGGCGGCGGCTAAGGGCAGCCTCGCTTTGCTTG